GGTGGGGGGGATCGGAATGAATTGGAATGGTGAGCACGTTCTAAATTGGAATGCATGAAAGGGCTCATCTCTGAAAGGCCTTTGTTTATGGGCGATCCGACAAACGCGGGCAAAATTGGCCGATTGGCAAAAGCGGCACGTTTTATTTTGGAATAGAGCCGCTTGATGCCGCAACTCACCAAACGCGGCATCAACTATGGCCATTCATGCATCGATGCTACCACGCGCCCGATGATCTCAAAATTGGCCTCATCCAATGGGAGATCGAGCTCGCGCGGTGGGTAAACCTTATTGGCGCTGATCAAAGAGATGCTATCCTTGCCCGTCCTCTGGACGTGCTTGACCACCAGCTCATCCCATATCCGCACCACGTATGTGCTGCCATCGGATGGCATGGCCTGGGCGCGATCCACCAAAATCAGATCACCATCGATCAGCTTGGGCTCCATACTGTCACCCTTGACCCGCACGATGTGGAGCATCTTGGGATCGAGGCCTTTGCCTTTGATCCAGCTCTCTTGAAACGCATAGTGCGTGATCTCCAGGGGATCAGAGACGAAAGAGCCGCCATTACCAGCGCTTGCGGAAACAGTATATTTCGGCACCGTAACAAATGATGGCGAACTCGCCGTGCTGGTTTCGGAACCAATCTCACCCTCAAAGAGCTCATTGAGGTCCACCCCGTAAACAGTCCTCAGCGCCCCCAAGACCTCGTGATCGGCGCGCTGCTTTCCTGTTTCGATGTGGCGAATTTTGTCAGGCGAAACCCCCAGCGGTTCGGCAAATGCTTCGCGAGATAGACCCATGTTGCGCCTAATTTGGGAAATATTATCATTAAATTCAGGCATTTACAGATTTATTGTCCATATTGGTCAATACCCCCCTTGCTTAGAGTGTAACTATTGGTCATATTCTGGCTCATGCCCCCACGGCACATCGAGACATGAGGCAACATATGACACTTTCTGACAACATCTTCCAGCCTGGAGTGATCCTGCATGAGGTTATCGCGGGCGCTTTCAAGGCGAGCGGGTCCAGTTTTGACGCATGGTGCGTCGAGAACAACGTGAACCGCACCACCGCGCGCCAGGCTACTTATGGCCAATCTGGCGGTGATCGCGGCAAAGAGCTCCTCTCCCGCATGATCAATGATGCGGGCCGCGAGGTGGTATCGATCAGCTACCGCGCCCGCATCGAGGCTGAGGCCAAACGCTGCAATGAGGCGGCGGCATGAGCTTGGTCACAAACATCAAGCGCGCCGAGTGCGCCCAACGTGCCGCCGCTGAGGAGGCCCTCCAGGGCCTCTCAGATAAGGACAAGGCCAACTTTGCCCTGTCCCTGTTGATGAAAATCACAGACCCAGACGCGGCGGCAGTGGTGCGCTTTGCGGGCAATCAGCTCGCCGAGCTCTCCAATATCCTGATGCGCGAAGCCTTTGAGCGGGAGTGCGGATAATGAGCCACGTTCCTGAGCACATCCAAAACGCCGCTTTTGAGGGTCATATGGCTACGGTCGAGACCCTCAAGGCATCCCTGGGCCGTGCGCCCACCAATGAGGAGACGCTCCTCGCCTTGGCCGAGGCCTTTGGCGATATGATGGGCATCTATGCCGGATCAGGCGCTCAGCCCCACCAGATCGAGGCCATGAACCGGATCGCCCAGAGGGCCTATACCAGCATGCTCTCCAAGATCATGGCGCATGATTGCGAGGGCTCAGCATGACCGCCGTTATTGAGGTTGAACGCTTTGGCGCGCTCGCGGTCGTCACCAAGGATGGTGTCGAGGTGTGGGGGCCTGGGCCGGTGGCGCAGGCCGAGAGCAAGCGCGACACGCTGGAGCGCCAGGCGCGCCGTAAGCGCCGCAAGTGCATGACATGCAGTGACCAATTCATGAGCGAGGGAGCGCACCACAGAATGTGCGCCAAGTGCCGCTCAGGGGCGAGCGCCATCTTTGATGGTGCGGTGTAGAGACGATGGGGCAGGCTTTGCGAAAATCAGACCTTGAAGGGTCCAGCGCTGAGGGTTCCGCAATCCTGACGCTAGACCGCATTGCGGAACCTATTGCGGAACCATTGCGGAACCTCGAAAAGTGGCTCACCGCCGATGCTCTGGCCGATCTGGCTGGTGTGTCAGATCGGATGGCTCGCAAGGCTATGATGTCGCGCCGCTGGCGCGGTGCCGATCTCCTGGTCCAAGAGGTCCAGATCGGGCGTGGTGGTGCTGGCGGCAAGGCCCTCCAGGTGCATGTTGATAGCTTGCCCGCCGATCTGCGCGAGAGCTGGTATATCAGCCACGGCATCACGCTCCATGAAAAGCCTGACACCGAGACCGGCAAGACGGTCCTGGTGCCAGAGCAAACCTATCAGAATGATGCGCGCTTTGAGGCCGATCTGGCCTTGGCGCGGTGGCGGCAAGAGGTGATCCGGCCCATCCTGATCCTTGAGAAAGGCTCGCCCGCGCGCGCTGAGCTGATCGAGGAGCTGGCCCAGACCCCGCGCCTATTCCCAAACGGCAACCGCAAAAAGGTGGCCAAGTCTGCACTATATAACTGGGTGCGCGATTTCGAGGCCGAGGGCTTGAATGGCCTGATCCGCAAGCGCCGCGCCGATAGCGGTGCCAAGCGCCAAAAGGTCACCCGTGCCTGGGATGCGTTCTTTGAGGCGCACATCGATGCGGCCAAGCATGCCGAGATCAGCGATGAGCTGACCACCTACATCCGATCCCTTTGGGCGGCTGGTGAGCGCGGCTGGCGTTCGGTCACTGAGAAATCCACCACCCGCCTGATCGAGATGAGCCGAGGCCTTAACGTGCTGGCCTTTGATGCGCTTGAGCTGGGCCGGTGTGGCGACACCAACGCCAAGGGCACCCAGTTCGGCCTTTGCAACGTGAACCGCCGCCAGGTGGAGCATCACCGCGAATATGCGCTCCTGGCGATCAAGGACAAAGACAACGCGGTATTCCAGGACAACTATATGCCCTCGATCCGGCGTGACTATTCCAGCCTCTTGCCGCGCCAGATTGTCGTGGGTGACGTTCACCCAGTGGACATCATGATGCGCCGCGAGGATGGCACGGTGGTCTATCCCAAGGCGATTGCCTGGTATGATGTGGCCACCAATGAAATCCATATGACGTTTGTGCTTTGCGAGCCTGGTGAGGGTATCCGGCGCGAGCATGTGGCTCAGAGCTTTGAGGCCATGGTCGATGAGTGGGGCCTCCCAGAGATGCTCTATCTCGACAACGGGTCAGAGTATTCCTGGGATGCCATGATCGGCGGTTTCACCCAGCTCTCAAAGCTCACCCAGGGCGGGCTCAAAGTCTTTGATCTTGATGGTGATCCCAATGTCGCCAAGCGGGTTGCCAATGACCGCGAGGCGGTTGTGCGCTCGATGCCATACAACGCGAAAGGCAAGCCAGGCATCGAGGGTGCCTTTGGCAACATCGAGCAAGTCTTTTTCGCCACAATCCCTGGCTGGACCGCTGGCGACCGCATGAACAAAAAGACCCACGCAAAGGGCAAGGACCCAGTGGCCTTTGATGGGGATGCGCATGCATTCCTTGAGACCGCTGGCACCGCTCTGGAGTGGTATCACAAGCGCCCTCAGCATGGGCGGCTTGCGGGCATGAGCCCCAATGAGGCCTTGCGCAATTTCATTGATCAGGGATGGGGCAAGACCGCGCTCTCGCGCCCTGAGGTCCTTGCCCTGGCCTTTGCTGAGGAGGTCGAGCGCATGCCGGATCGCGGGCGTGTCAGCTACACCCCACGGCGCGGCGAGACCATGTATTTCTATGCGGATGAGCTCCTCGGCCTCGATCACAAGATCACGCTCAGGGTTCCCGCCTTCAATCCCGAATTTGTGTTCTGTTTCGCCGATGGCGAGCTGATCTGCCAAGCCTTCCCTGAGCAAACCTTTGGCGTCCTCGATGGCGCTGGCGCTCAGGAGGTCAACCGGCGCGGCAAGGCATTCCGCCGCCAGATCGCCGAAAAGCGCAAGCATGTGGCCCTCCTCAGCCTCACCGAGGAAACCGAGCGCCACATCGCCCACATGCCCGATGCTCCAGAGGCTCCAGTCGCCGCGATTGTGGACGCTGGGATCATCGACCGCATGGCCCGCATGCAAGGGGAGAGCCGCAAGGCGCTCTTGGATGAGGCCGAAAACAAGAAACCCAAAGGCCCAGTCGAGCAATGGAAAACAGGCCCCAATGAGGTCCTGGCTGGGTTCCAATTTGCAGAGGATGAGGAATGAGCGATTTCATTAAGACCGCCCAGGCCGAGCAAGCGTTTGAGATGTGTCAAACCGTGCTCAAGGCTCGGCCATATAGCAAGATCGGCCAGATCACCGGCGATCCAGGCACCGGCAAATCCACCCTGACCAACTGGCTCGCGGATGAGTTTGAAGGGGTGCGGGTCGAGTGCTGGATGGACATGGGTGACAAGGCGCTCCTGGAGGAGATCGCAATGGGCTTGAACGCCCGTGGCGCAAGCCTCGATGTGAGCGGCACCGCGCCCACCTTGTTCCGCAAGATCAAGGGCGAGTGCGCTGGCAAGCTGATCATCATCGATGAGGCCAATCAGCTCAAATGGGCCACCCTCGAAAAGCTGCGCGGCCTGTCTGACATTGGCGGCGCGGGCCTGATCCTGGCTGGCACTGACATCCTGGCCAAGCGCCTGATCGAGGCGCGGGTGCGGGTGTATCTTGCCCAGCTTCGCCAGCGGATCGGGGCCAAAAAGGTGTTGATGAAACCCATTACCGATGATGCTGAGCTCGCTGCATATGTGATCGCGCCACGCTTTGGCCAGGTCACCAAAGGCACCGCCAAGCGGTTCCGCATCCTGACCCAGGGCCAGTGGCGCTCAGCGCTGGAGCTGGCCGATGCATGCGAGCGCCTGATGGCCAATGAGGGCATCACCAAGATCGATGAGCGCGTGGTCGAGACCGCCGCCGCATGGATGGCGGGGAGGAGCTGATGATGGCCTTTCCTGAAAACGTCCAAGAGCTGGTCTCGGTTGCCGCAACCTATGCCCTCGATGGCGCACCCTTCACCGCCGCTGATCGGCTCCACAAGGCCGCTGATGCCCTCAAGATGAGCGCTATCGCGGCGGGCTATCCGATCCCAGAGGTCATGCAAACCAAGCTCAAGCCGCTCGATGCTGACCTCGCCTGGGCGCTATCGGATGCTGAGGAGAGTGTGGATTTCAGCGCTGAGTTTATTGGCGAGGATGATTGCACCCATGCCGATGCCCGCCGCCTTGAAACCGTGTTGCGCCGCCTGGCGCGCGAGGCTGGCTATGCGCTCCCCGAAACCGTCCAAACCGCTGGAGGCTCTCATGATTAAGAGCGCAATCGCCAAACGCGCCAAGGCGCTGATCGAGAGCCGCAAGCCTGACTTTGTGATCGGGCCGAGCGCTGATGAGCCTTACATGCTGCGGTGGTGGTGGATACCCCGCAATCGGTTCCTCAACATCTATGTGCATGTGATCATGCGCGATGATGATGATCGCGCCTTGCATGATCACCCCTGGCCATCGCTTTCGCTGATGGTCGAGGGCCAGATCGATGAGGCCTATCGCGCTCGCAATGGGGATCACATCGTGCGCCGCTTGTCTGAGGGTGAGTGGGTCTGGCGCGGGGCCAAGTTCCTGCACCGCCTCATGCTCCCAGGCGCACCAGCGATCACCGTATTCATCACCGGCCCGCGCATCCGAGAGTGGGGCTTTGCATGCCCCCAAGGCTGGGTCCATTGGCGCGATTTTGTCGCCAAGGACAACGCCGGATCGATTGGCCGAGGATGTGGGGAGGTCTGACCTCCCAATCCCAAAACCAAACCGCAACCCAACGTCTAGCCAAAGGAAAGACAATGCAAAACGATGAAATCCCAAAGGGTTATATGAAGAACGCCGAGGGCGCTCTGATGCCCATCAACAAGGTGAAGCCCGCCCACATCCAAGAGGATAAGACGGTGCGCCGCCTGATCGATCAAGCCAAGGCTGTGAGCGCCCAGCTTGCCAAGTTCAAGGCCGATGCGATGGGCGATGCCCAGGCATTCCGCGCCATGATCGCCGAGCAATACGGTGCCACCAAAGGCGGTGCCAAGGGCAACATGACCCTGCGCTCCTATGATGGCGAGATGATGGTCCAGGTCCAAGTTTCTGAGACCATCGATTTCGGTGTCGAGCTGCAAGCGGCCAAAGAGCTGATCGATGAGTGCATCGGCAAGTGGTCCAAGGGCTCCAATAACAACATCAAGGTGCTGGTGAATGACGCTTTCCGCGTCAACAAAGAGCGCAATATCGACACGGGCCGAGTGCTCGGCCTTCGCCGCCTGGAGATCGATGATCCGATCTGGGCCAAGGCGATGGATGCGATCTCTGATGCCGTTCGGGTGACCGGATCGCGCAGCTACATCCGCTTCTATGAAACCGATCTTGAGGGTGGCCGCAAGGCGATCCCTCTAGACCTGGCATCGGTATAACCGAGCCACAACCCAACGGCCAAAACGGCCACAACACAAGGTAAGAAAACCATGACAAAAGCAGACCTTTTGAAAGCCATCTCAGCCGATGCCGGTGAAACCGCCGCAACCGTTGATGCGGTCCTGACATCCCTGGCCAACGTCACATCCAAGGCGCTCGGCGAGGGTGAGGATGTGACCATCCCAGGCTTGCTCAAACTCGACACCAAAGAGCGCGCCGCCCGCAAGGGCCGCAACCCCAAGACTGGCGAGGAGATCGACATCGCCGCCAAGACCGTTGTTTCGGTGAAGGTCCTCAAGGGCCTGGCTGATCACGTCGCCTAACCAGTCGCCACCGCGCTGATCCTCCCTCAGCGCGGTGGCACCATCGAGGAGAAACAGAATGTCAGAGATCAAGATCACAACCTCAGGTGAAATCCAGCTCAATGGCGATGTCGTGGGGCGGATCGAGTGGCTCAAACCCTTTGTCGAGAGTGATGTGGCTGGCACGTTTGATCAGGATGATCCCTTTGTCGATGAGTGGGGTGCGCGAATTGATTGCACCGCATGCCTGGAAAAGGACGACCTGCTAGATGATCTCGATGGATCGGTGGCCCGCGCCAGGCGGTTGCTTGGTGATGCCCGCAAGAAACTCAAAGCCTTGAACCTTCAAGATGGCGCAACGGCGCAACGGCTGGTCGAGGTCGATGTCTTGCTTGGTGCCCTGGAGTTCACAACATGACCCCGCAACACGTTACCATCTCTGAGATCGCCCAGGTCTCAGGCCTCACCCGCAAGCATGTGCGCCGCATGGCCTATCGCGCCACCCAGGGCCGCTCCTGGTGCGGTGCTGACATGCGCTTGACCACTCCCGCAAAAGGTGAATGGTCAGTCGAATTTACCACCCTACCGGACCCCATCCGCGAGGCTTTCGTGATGGTGGACCAAGAGGAGCTCCCGCTCCCAGGGATCGCCTGAGCACAAATTAAATTGGAATGGCGCTGAGCTCGCCATCGATGAGGACTTGATATGAGCAACCCAAAGACATCCCCACAGCGCCGCAATAGCGATCTGGCCATGATCCACATCGGAGCCAAGCGGCTCTTTGGTGATGTCTCAAAAGGGGGCGATGGCCGCGAGGCCTATGAGGATTGGCTGGAGCGCCACACCGGCAAACGCTCGGCGGGCAAGCTGACCACCGGCCAGCGCATCGATCTGATCAAGATGATGCGCAAGGATGGCCTGATCCCTGATCGATCCATTGGCGGCAAAGGCCCCACGGCCAATGGCGAGGAGCGCCCTACATCATCCCAGTGGGCCAAGATCGCGGCGCTTGGCCGTGCAATGGGCTGGGCGCAAGGCCTGGAGGATGAGCGCTTGCGGTCCTTTGTGAAGCGCACCGCCAAGGTCAGCTCCACCAAGTTCCTGAGCCGCACCCAGGCGAGCAAGGTGATCATGGGCCTGGAGGTCTGGGTGGCAGAGCGCCAGGACACCAATGAGGGGGGCGGCAATGCAGTGTCCTAAATGTGGTGGCCGCGCATACGTCTATGCGACCAAGCCAGCCGGAACCCTCAAGCAACGCTATCGCCAATGCCGCATCTGCGGCCATCGCTTCTCCACCTGGGAAGAGATCGAGGATCGCGAGTTGCGCGGATATGAGAGCTCGAAAAAGGCACCCGCGCCCGATCTCTTTGAAACCGCCGACACCTCGAAAGCCAGCTAAAATGGGGGCGAGAGGCAAGGGCCGTGTAGCGGCACCCGCTGCACAACCCTTGGCGGGGATCGGGCACAATGGCGCGCCCGATGATGAGGCGCTCACCCTCGATGATCTGGCCATGCGCCTCTTTGAGGTGATTGGCCCGCGCACTGATCTGGAGATCGAGCCCTTTGAATGCGGAGCGCCCTGGACTGCCCATGCGACCGAGGAGGAGCTCAAGCGCCTCGGCACCCTCCAGGCCCGCATCATTCGCCGCGAGCAAGCGCTCAAAGAGCTCAAGGCTGAGCGCAAACGGATCATGAATAGAAACATCCGGCGCATGCGCCGAGCTGATGGGAAAGAGTGATATGAGACCAGATTTTGAAGGTGATGAGGCTGGCCGCTGCGGTGGGTGCGGATCGAGAAACATGATGCAAACCCTAGTAAAGGGTGACACCCGCTATGCCATGTGCCTCGATTGCGAAAGGCTCCAGGAGCTTGAGTTGCGCGATTGGCCAGAGAGCAAGATGTGCGACAACTGCGCGTTTCGCAAGGGCTCTCCAGAGCGCCAAGACCCTTACCGCTGGGCCGAGGTTCAAGAGACGCTTGCCAGTGGCCAGTTCTTCCACTGTCATAAGGGGCTCCCCTTTGATCACAAGTCTGGTCAGTTCGAGCCCCCCTCTAAGGATGCGGGCCGCGTCACAGTGTGTGCCGGATGGCTGGCCACCTACAACGCACAACTTAACCGCGCCGCGATCCCGTCCGATCAAAGCGACAATCAGCCTTCCAGAGACTTCCACAAACTTCCAAACGAAAGGGATTGATATGCTGAAACCCACCAAACTGCGCCCACATGAGGAGCAATCTGAAATCTGGCAACACGTCAAGACGGGCGGGCTCTACCGCCTGGAAACCGATGTCGCCATCATAGAGGCTGATATGGGGCAAGCGGCGATCTATCGCTCGCTCTTTGATGGCCAAGTCTGGGTGCGCCCCGTGGCTGAGTTCTTCGATGGTCGTTTTCGCAATCTCGCGATTGATGAGGTGGCCACCACTGTGCCGCTGGCATTGGGAGCGATCTCATGAGCCTGGCTGAGGATGCAATCAAAAGCGCCGCCACGCGCCGCCTGGCGCGCTCAGTGGTGATCAAGGACGCCGAGGCCTATGAGCGCCTCTATGGCGAGCTCCAGACGGGCATGACCAATGCCTGGTCTGATGCCATGCGCAAGGGCATAGCCGCCGCCCTGGACCGCCTGAGAGACCTTGGGCCAGGCAAGTTCACCCGCGAGGATGGTGACGCCATCATGCGCGTCCTGGAGGCCTCGGTGGGGCCTGAGGCGATTGCCGCCGCCATGCGCGAGCCGGTGATCAACTTGACCGATGCGCTATTCCGCACGGGCGCTGAGGAGGTTGGCCAGGCGGCGGGTGTCGCCATCGCCTTTGCCCGCCCTGATCTCGATGCCCTTGATGTGCTCAAGACCGGCAACCTCTATTGGGTGGGCAATAGCTGGAACATCCGCACCCAGAACACCATCGCCAAAATCCTTGAGGACTATTTCACCGAGGGCATGACCCGCGAGGGGCTGACCCAGCGTTTCGCCGAGGACTTTGCGGGCATGACCGATAGGAGCCGCGTCTATTGGGAGATGCTGGCCGATCACACCGCCACCAAGACGCGCGAGATCGGGCGGGTGTCTGGCTATGAGCGGGCGGGCATCGAGCGTGTCCAGGTCCGCGCCCAGCTCGATGAGGGCACAACCGAGATATGCCGCCAGATGCATGGCCGGATCATCGAGGTGACCAAGATGCGCGCCCAGGCAACCGAGTATCTGGACGCCATGAGCAAGCGCGATGAGCCCCGTGCAAAGGCCGCTTGGGCCATGAATAGCGATGATGATGTGGACCTGAGCGAGATCGCCGATGAGGACCTCGATGCATCCATCGCCAGCCCGCCCTATCACTTCCGGTGCCGCACCATCACGGTGGCCTACTATGGGTGATCCTGAGTTGATGGCGCGCATCGAGTGCGCTTTCGATGATGTCAAAGACCTGGTGCAAGCCTTTGAAGCGCGCCAGGTCGATGGCAACAAGGTCCAGACGCTCAAGGATGCTCTGGAGGTTCTTTTGGAGGTGGGCGCACCGATCTATGAGGGGTTAAATGCGGGATCTGATACGGGGTAGGAAAGCCCTGATTTACAAAGCAAAAAGGGCGGGCTCTGATTTCAGGCCCGCCCTTTTCATTTGTCCACTTTATCATCCAGCTTGCGCTCGATCCGCTCCAGTGAGCGCCCGATCCGGTCCATGCTCTCATCATGGTGCTTGGCCTGGAGGTCCTGTTTCGTCTCCAGAATAGCCACGCGCCCCTTGAGGTGGAACCATTGGGCCACTAGGCCAATCGCCATGCCGCCCCATGTGAGGATGTCTTTGAGGTTCACTTCCATAACGACACCCCCGCAATCAGCTTGCGCGCATGCCAGCGCAACGCGCCGAGGCGCACGGCCCCAAACATCGCACCACGCCAGAGGCCAGGCATGCCCAGGACGCCAAGCGCCTCATGAAACACCTGATCACATCGCCGCCGCGTATAGAGGCCGCTTTCCAGCATCCAGTCATGCAGCGCCGCCGCTTGGATGTAATCTGGGTGGGCCATCGGCACCAGCATCCGAAACGGCAAGGGCACTGATGCGCCATCGAATTGGAACCCATCGGGCACCTCGATCACCTCATCGGGATGCTCCAGGCTCCCCACGGCATAGCGGAAACCCTCCATCACCTCCCAGCGTGGCCGCTGGAAACCAGGGGGCAGAAAGCGCCTGAGCCCGTGCGCACTGCTGGGCACGGCCATGATCACCAGGCGATCCGTAAAGCTCGACATCACACGCCCGCCCCGCTGATCTTGGATAGCTCAGCGCGCCGCTCGGCGCTCGCAATCGTGTGGAGGTCGCAAAGTTCGACCCGATATAGACCCGCCGCGCATGCTCGCGCCACGGTCTCATCGATCCGATCTTGGTCCTCGATGGTTTCACCTTGCGCCCCTGGGAGCGCATCGCCGATCACGCGATCAACGCCCTCGACACTCACCGGTTGCAAAGTCGAACACCCCGCCACCGTCAATGCAGCGCTCAAATACAGAGCTCGCTTGGTCAGCCGCATCTCCTGCCTCCTGATTTTGTTGATTGATTTCAGCCTCGACGCTCTCGCGTCCAAGGCGGTGAATGGTCGTGATCGCGAGTGCGAGCACGGCCACCGCCCCCGCCAAAGCGAGGGCGATCATGTAGGTGCGCGGCATCACCGGACCCCATCCGCCCAGTGTTTCAGGCGCTCGCGGAATACCACAATGCCTGCCACCAGGATGAGAGCCCCGCCGCCAATGAGCGCCATTTGCACGGCCTCAGATTGACCGCCAAACCATGACGCGCCAACCACGCCGCTGGCCCCAATCCACTGCGCAGCTTGTGCGATCAGCGTTTTGGATTGTGCGGGATTGCTACGCGGTGAGGTGCCATCGCGGCGATCCTCGACCACCGGCGCAACCGGCTCCAGACCATACCCCTCGGCGAGGAGGGCCTCCTCATATTCGCGGGCGATCTCAGCGATGGCGGCGGCTTTGTCGGTGCCGTTAATGATCCGCCGCGCGCCGCGATAATTGGACGTTTGCAGGGTGATGTAGTCATCGAGCCGCTTGCCGGTAAACCAGCCATCGCGCGAGCCGACCACCAAAATCTCGGCCGAGATTTCAGGTTGCATCACCTTGTCCGCATCCGTTGTGAGATCGAGGCCAAGCTCAGCGCCAGCCTTGTGATAGTTGGTCTCCCACGTGAGCTGGACAAAGCCCCGCCCATACCAAGGGTAGTAACGCAAATTGGCCTTGCGCCAATCCTCGGAGAGCCAGAATGCTTCGCGCACCGGCTCCATTGTTCGTGCTGTTTCCCAGTATGCCGTTGCCAGGACATAGGCGGCTTGATTGCGCAAGAGCCCGTAGCGCATGCAGGCTGACACGATGAGCCTTGTGTGGCCCAATTCAAAATCGACTTTCATAGGGTGCTCCCATCAAGGGCCGCGCCCCGAAAGGCGCGGCGGGTTAACAGATCAGGCTTGCAAGTCGCAAAGGACAAAGGCCTGGAGCTGGAGGATGTGCTGAGACCACTCGCGCATGTTGGATGGCGCATTGGCGGTAAAGGCGTAGCGGCGCAAACGCCAGGCCAGGAAGTCGATCACCAGCTCGCCCTCATCGCGATCAGCGAGGGCCTCGATGCTCTCAGGATCGACCTGACCATCCTCAGCGGTGATGCCCACCTTGCTCAAGAGGATCGCGGTGATCTTGGGTCCTTGCAGCACGGCGCAATCAAACACGGCCACGGCCAGCTTGGGCGGCATCGCCTCGCATGCAAAAGCATCCCAGAGCTCACCGGCGTTTGGTGCCGTGCGCCCGCTGGCGTGGCCGCTCATCGAGAATTGCACGGCCTGATCAAAGACGGTGGGGATCGGTTGTGCTTGGCTCTGGTCACCGCTTTTCTGCGGATCGCCAGCGCCTTGCGTCTCGCCAGCACCGGCTTGCGCCTGGGCATTGGTGTCGCCTTGGGTCGTGGTTTGGGTTTGCGCCTCAGCGGTGGCCGTGGTGGCCGGTTGCGTTGCGGTTTCGGCGGCTTTCGCCTTTGCCTCAGCGGCCTTTTTGGCGGCGGCTTTCTTCTGGGCTTGGGTCTGTTTTGCCATGTGAGTTTCTCCTCTGGCTGGGTTGAAGTTGAACGGGATCGCCTACCTTTGGCGCACCGCCAGCCCACGGGCGCGCAATGCACCTGTGAGCTCATCGGCCACATCTTGGCCAAGCTCTGGAGCGAGAAAGTCGAGACCCTCGCGCTCCAGCTCATCCACCGCTCGCGCCAGCCAAGGGTTGCCCTCGCGGGCGGGTTGCTTGACCGATTTTGCGGGGTGTCTCCCGCCCTTCCAGGCGAGCGCTTTCTTGCGTTTTGGTTTGATGGTGAGAGCGGGCCTGCCATCATGAACGGCGCGCGCATAGGGCGTGTTGGCCGCGAGGATCGCGTCCTCGGTGCCCGATGGCTCGACCACATGCGCCTTGCGCAAATCGCCTTTATCAAAGGGCACATTGCCTTGACGTGTCGCGATCTCGCGTAGCTTTTCGGCCACCTGGAGGCTGATGCGCTGGAGGTTCATGAGAGCACCTCGATGCCCAGTCCGCCACTGCCGCCGCCTGGCTTTGCGCGCCCATCGGCGGCAAGGGCAACGGCCCAGAAAAGGTCACCATGCCCCTCATCATTGCGCTCGGCGTCATACTTGATCGAGGTGCCGCTGGTGATCTTTTGGATCGAGTGCATTTGCGCCAGGACATCGGGATCATTTGGCAACAGGAGGCGGCGCTCCTCGGCCAGCTTGAGCACGTTCAAGGCGAGCTTTGACTTGCGCTGAGCTGAGAACCAAACACCCTCAAAGCGCTCAGGGCTGGCGGTGTGGAGCTCCTCGGCGAGTTGCATGCCGAGGCCTGTCTTGTCGATCTTCCAGCTCTCAATATCGAAACGCCCATCAACCTCATGGATGGTGGCTTTCTGCGCATCGAATTTCATGCCCTTGTGCATTTCGTGGTGCATGAGGGCGAAGCGATCTTTCCACTTTTTCCCATCGACCTCTTGGCCCACCAAGGCGATGGCCGTGCGGTCATTGATCCGGCCCACATCGACACCACCGCGCAAGCGGCCATAGCGATGCGGCAAGATGAGCTCCTCGGTGAGAGAGTGGAGGAGCTCCCAGGACAAGAGCGCTGATCCATTCTCGGCCCACTGGCACTCATAGAACATGGCCCAGCTCTCGCTATCAAAGAGCATGCGCAGCTCATCGAGACCGCCAGGCAAAGGCATGCCTTGGCTGATCGCGTCCTCGATGGTGATGGTTTTGCGCGACCAGTGGCCGTGCTTGTTTTTGTGGTTGGTGGCGATCTCCCAGAACAATGACCCAGGCAAGAACGGTGTGGAAAACACCGTGACGCGGCCACCCATTGCGGTGATCGATGGGATCACCGCCGCCCAAAGCATGCGCTGATTGCGCACCCAGGCAAACTCATCGAGCCAAACATCGCCAGGCCAACCCTGGGCGGTGCGGAAGTTGGTGGACATGGCCACGATCTCGGTGCCCATGATCTTGAGTTTGTTCGCCTTGTCCTCATCGATCAGGACCTCCAGGCGCGCGGCGTGGTGGCGCACATAGGCGAGGATGATCTGGGCTTGGCGCTCGGATGCTGAGACCACAATCTGAGGGCGTCCAGCCATCGCGCCGAGGAGCACGGCCAACCCCACAACGTAGGAGAAACCGATCTGGCGGGCCTTGAGGATGATGCGGAACCGGCCCTCATCCTCAAGAAACTCGGTTTGATACCCATAGAGCCCATATTCGGGATCAAGGACGCGGGCCAAGGCCTCGGCTGAGACCGCATTGGAAACCGTGGGCCGAGGCTTGGGCTTGGGTTGTGATTTCTTCACTCGGTCCAATGACTTGGTGAGCATGGCAAGGCGTTGCGCCTGGGCGTTGCTTGGGTTTTTGACGCGGCTGAGCCGGTGAATTTGCGCCTCGATCCCGTCCGATGTCTCGCGCCGCTTGCGCAAGTCACTGCCCCAATCGCCCTTGGAGGCCCAGGCGCGCACCGTGCGCTCTGAGCACCCGATCACCGCCGCGATCTCGCTGGTGCTGTCACCGGCCATGTAGCGAGCCAAGGCATCCTCTTTTTGAGCCTCGGTGAATTTGGGAGGGCGACCTGGCCGCTTAGATGTGGCTGAGAGCCGCTGAGAGCCGCCAGAATGCGTCAAGTCTTTCTTTTTTGGGTCTGTGGTGCCGATAGGTGGACAATGCCCCTCAGCGGCGCTCTCTGTTGATCTTTTGGAAACAGGTCGCTTTGCCATTGCCGCTCACACCCCTCAGGACCGCGCCAGGAGGGCCACCAGGGCATCCATCGACCCAGAGGGTGCCGAGCGCTCCACTGGCGCTCCTGGGGTCGCTGAGCCGCTCTGAGCGGAATTGGCCAAAGCGGGCATGAGCACACGCGCTTCCTCGGCGGTGATGATCCCTGAGCTCACCAGCCCTGGCAGGTCCTTGGCGTCATCGCCTGGCGGGGTCAGATCAAGCGGGCGGAATGCAATCTCATCCGTGCCAAGCGTTGCCTCGGCGTTGCCTGGCTTGAGGCCCAGCTCTTTGAGGAGCGGGCGGAGCTGATCCAACATGCGCCGCCGCTTGGGCTTGAGGGTCAAATGCTCAAAGGTGAAAAGCTGCCCCGTCACCTCGCCACCACCGCCGAGCTGGCCAGCGGTCATGATGCCGAGGACGCGCGGCGGGGTGCCGTGCGCCACTGGGATGCGATCCCGCGCAGCATCGATCAGCTTGAGGAAATCCCCATCTTTGACCTCGGCGGTGAGGCGCTTGATGTCGATCTCGCCCTCCTCGCCAGTGGTCATGACCAGTGTGCGGTGGGCATTGTCGAGCCCCTGGTGCTCATTGCGGAAAAAGTCTTGGATCGCCTTTTTCTGAGCGGCTGATGGGGTCAAGCCTTTGAACGTGATCGCATATTCTGGGATCGCGTTATTCTTGAAAAACGAGGCGTTATAGCGGGTCGCGGCCAAGGCCAGCTCCAGCATCCCCTCAGCGCCGATCCATGTGGGCAAGGCATAGCGCCGCCCCATCGGGCAAGGCTCGCGCAAGTGGACAATCTCGCGAGCGGTGAATGTCACCTTGCGGGTGTCGCCATTGGGCTTTCCGATCCGCTGGAGATAGCCATCGCGAAAGCGGCTCATGGTGATCGCGGGCAAGCGCCGCAAGCCGATGATGCGCTCGCCATCGCTGGATCGGATCACCTGGAGGAATGCATTGCCATAGGTGCCGAGGTCGAGGTCGAGCAACATGAAAAGCTCAGTCGCGCCGGTATCGCAAAGCTCCTCGATGCGCTCAGCCTGACCCAAGAGACCACCACCGAATGCGCCCTCGGCCTTCACATGGATCGCGCGGCTATGCTCGGCGCTGGCACGGTAAAGCGCTGAGAGACTGCGCACTGGGATCGGCCAGAGAAACTCACCATCCAAGCCGACCTCGGCCCGTGACGTGAGCAGGCCAGCAAGCTCGGATTTTTCAACCGAGATCGTGACCGCCTCGGCGGTGGATTGGGCCTCTGTTTCGGAGCCTGCGGGTGGGGTTTCATCTTTGCTCATGAGCAAAGAGATACCGCGCAAAATAAAGCGGCAATATCCCCCTAAGCCGTTGAAAGTTTAGTTATAAACCGGAACCCGCCCACCTATCTGGCACGGCATTAACTGATCAGGCAAGAGTGATTTCAGGAATTTTTTGAAACGCTGAGGAGGCAAGCCATTGGCTAAGCTCACAGACCTATCAGTTAGCTTTTTGTCCCTGGTCAAAACACCGGCCACGGGCAAGGGTCTGACCTTGAAAGCCGCCGATGGTGAGCGCCCCGCCGCTTTCGATCTGGTGGTCAAAAACGACGACATGATGCGCGCCTATGGCGTGGTCTATGCGCCTGATCAGGAGGACGCGCACGGCGACACCGCCGATGCCGACACCATCCGCAAAGCTCAAGCCGAGTTCATGCGTGAGGGTCGCCTCAAGAACATCGACACCGAGCACTCATTCACCAGCGAGATGGCCTATGTGGCCGAGAGCTGGCTGGTGCGCAAAGGTGATCCGCTTTTCCCCGATGAGCCTGAGGGCTCTTGGGCCGTAGGCATCCAGATCGGTGATCCCGACCTCTGGAAGCAACTGAAATCCGGCGAGCTGACTGGCATCTCATTGGCTGGGATCGCTCGCATGGAGCCGGGGCCGGATGATCCAGCCCACCCCCGCTACACCGAGAAAGACGCTGAGATCGGTCTGATCGCACGTCTCATTAAAGCGCTGACTGGCGCGCCCCACCAAGAACCTGTCGAGGAGCACGAGATGACTAAAGATGAGGTCCAAGCGCTGGTGGCCGAAACGCTGAAAAGCGTTCTGCCTGATGCGCTCAAGGATGCAATCCAACCGGCTGGCGATCCGCCTGCCAACCAAGAACCCACCGAGGTGGAAAAGGCCGTTGCCGCCGCGCTCAAGGCGCATGGCATCGAGCCGAAAGAGCCCGCCGCTGGTGAGGGTGAAGGTGATCAAACCGACATCCAAAAGGCTGTCGATGAGGCCATCACAAAGGCGCTCGGCACTAAGGTCGATGATGCCATCACCAAGGCCCTGGCAAAGGGCGTAACCGAAACCGACCCCGCAACGGGCGGCACCGAGGAGAGCTTCACATGATCATTGATCTGCCAAATCATGGCCGCATGGATGATGTGGTCGCGCTGGCCAAATCCCTTATCGGCCCAACCGACCTCGCCAATGGCGGCACCCTGACACCGCAACAGGCGCAAAAGCTGATTTCCATGCTTTGGAAAGACGGGTTTTTGTCCAAGGTCACAACCGTTCGGATGTCCAAACTGACCCGCATGGTCGATGTCCTGGACATCTTGCGCCGCCAACTGGTGCGCGTTGCTCAAGGCTCTGAGCCTGATGAGGCGTCCCTGACCGGCGCGCAAGAGGGTGGTTGTAAGCTGACCGCTCTGGATGCCCAGCTCTTTGCAACGCTGACCTTGGATTTCCTGCGTGAAAACAAGGACAATCCTGAGCTGCAAAAAGAGATCGAGACGGGCTTCAATACCGTTCTGGGCAATGACATCGTGGACCTGGGCTTTAACGGCATCGCCGATGATGGCGCTGGCGCAACCCGCGAGGAGAAGTTCCTCCACCTTAACAAAGGTTGGCTCCAGATCGCTCGCGAGGCTCCCAAGGCTCCCAAGCAAGCCATCGATGCCGCAACTGATGGCTGGATCGCAACGCTCAAGGCGGTCAAGGCAAAGCAGGATCACCGCGCTCTGGCGACATCGGTTTTCGTCATGAACACCGCTGATGCGGATGAGTATGGCGAGGAGATCAATGCGCCGGTGACGGGTCATGAGGCTCAAAGTGGATCGCCTGCGCGCCGCTTCCGTGGCCATGACATCGAGGCTCACCCGAATTTCCCCCAAGGGAAAGTCTTGTTCACGCCGCTGCGCAACCTGGTCCACGGTCTGCACACAACTGTTGACCGCAACCGCGCCTATCACAACCGCCGCCGTGCGCTTGAATACACGTTCGATATGTCTTTCGACTTTGAGATCGCGGTCAAGCCTTTCGCGGTCCTGGGCGAGTAACCCATGCCTGAGGTCGCAACCGTCACACCGGCTGAGATCAGAGCCTTTGCCAACCTCCCGAGCGAGGTGCCAGAGGCTCTACTCACCAAGCACATCGAGATCGCCGAGCGCGCTCTCGCAAGTGCCGCCGGTGTGGCGGTTGCGCCTGAGGGCCTGGAGCAAGAATGGACCGAGGCGCTCACCGTGCGCGCCTTGGCCAGCGTCTTTCCCTGGCTAAACACCTTCGCGCTCGATGGCGCAGCAAAGGTGGGGCGTCTTGAGGGATCGGTCGAATACCGTTTCCTCGATGCCGATGAAGTCGAGGCGAAAGTCAAAGGATTGATGAGCCGTTTCGAGGAGCTGGTGGCCAAGGTCACCCCCGCCGATCCGGCTGACGAAACACAAGGCCAAGCCAGCGCTGACACCGCCTGGCTCGGCGCTATCTGAGGACCGTTCATGCGCCTGCGCACTCGCCTTTCTGAGGAGCTCAAAGCCCGCCTGATCGCCACCTTGCCTGAGGCGGTGGAGACGGTCTGGGATCACGTTGCTGTTGTGGTGATGGTCGAGCAACTCAAATTCACCTCAGCCGGTGGGCTGGAGGGTGACTGGGAGCGCCGCACCCAATTTGATGGCGTTGTGCGGGCCGAGCTGCGCGCCGATGCCATCGATAGCCTGGAGGTCGAGCCCCTGATCACCAACCTGGTGGCCGATCCCGTGTTTCTTGAATTTGAGGCTGAGCCTGAAGTCGATCAGATCAGCGAAAAGGCCCGCATCGTGCTGGCCGAGTGGCGTGATACCATCCGCGATCAGGATGTGGCCAGCGCCTTGCGTTTCACTGTCACCGGCACCATCGCCGCCTATCACGGCCCAGCGGTGCGCCCTCAGCTCCTGGTGGGCCAAGCGCCTGACATCGGCGCTGGCAATGCCGAGGCCTATGATGGCTCGATTGGCGGTGACGCATGAGAGATTTCGACACCACCGAAAATGACCGCCGCCTCGCCAACATCGCCCAGATGGGCGTGGAGGTCAAGTATTCCAGCCCGCCCAAGGCGCGGGTGCGCGTGGGTGAGCTTCTCACCGGCTGGCTGCGCATGGGTGTGCGCCGCGCTGGCGATGCGCATGAGAGCTGGGCCTATAGCGTGGGTGAGGAGGTCCTGGTGGTCTCGACATCCGGCAACATGGCCCAGGGCGTCATTGTGTGCAGCTTGGCCAATGGTGCCAACGTGGCTCAAGCCGCTGAGGGCAAGTTCAAAACAACCTACCCAGGCGGCGAGATCATCGAGATCGCTGGCGGTGTGGTGACCATCACCGCGCCTGGCAATGTGATTGTGAATGGCGATGTGATCGCCAACGGGATCAGCCTGATCAATCACGTCCACGGCGGCATCTCGCCTGGTCCAGCCGATACGGGGAAACCCAAATGAGTGTGATTGGCCTTAACGCAAACAACGGGCGCGCCATCGATGGCCTGGATCACTTGCGCCAATCGGTGCGCGACATCCTGATCACGCCCCTGGGATCGCGTGTCATGCGCCGTGACTATGGGTCTGGGCTCTTTGAGCTCATCGATGCCAACCTGACACCGCTCACCCTGGCGCTGATCTATGCGGCCACCGTCGATGCCCTGCGCAAGTGGGAGCCGCGCTTGCGGGTCACTCGCGTCCAAGCCGAGGCATTGCCTGAGGAGCTGGAGGCTGGCCGCATCTCGATCACCCTTGATGGGCAATATCTGCCCAGCGGTGAGGAAATCCGGCTGGATGGGGTGGTGCTATGAGTTTCACGGCCATCAACCTTGACCGCTTGCCCGCGCCTCAGATCATCGAGCAACCTGATTTTGAGACCATCTTTGCCGCCCGCAAGGCCCGCATGATCGAGCTTGCACCACACCTTGCGCCAGCCTTGGAGCTGGAGAGCGAGCCGCTGGTCAAGCTCCTCCAGGAGGATAGCTATCGCGAGCTCATCTTGCGCGCCGCCGTTCAAGATGCGGGCTCTGGCAACCTTTTGGCCTTTGCCTCTGGTGCCGTTCTGGACCACCTCGCGGCCTTCTATGGCGTCAAGCGCTTGGTGGTCCAGGAGGCCGATGCATCGGTGAGCCCTCCCATCGAGGAGCTTCTGGAGGATGATGCCCGCTTGCGCGCCCGCGTCCAGCTTGCGCCTGAGGGGTTCACCACCGCTGGCTCAATCGGCTCCTACACATTCTGGGCGCTGAGTGCCTCGGCTGAGGTCAAGGACGTTGCGATCCTGGAGACCGCTACGGCTGGCCAAGTGCGCGTTGTGGTTCTGTCCACCGAGGGCGATGGTGTGCCTGATGCGGCTCTCCTAGCTTTGGTGGATGAGACCACTGACCCCCGCCGCCCCTTGACCGATGAGGTCATGGTGGAGGCCGCAAACGTCCAAAACTACACCGTCGAGGCTGAGCTGATACTCTATGATGGGCCTGATGCTGAGCTGGTGCGCCAGGCATCCGTTGCCGCCGTTCAAGCCTTTGTCGATGAGCATCATCGCCTTGGCCATGACATCACCATCGCGGGCTTGCATGCCGCGCTTTACCGCGAGGGCGTCCAGGACATCCACATCACCGCGCCCGCCGCAACCCTTGAGATTGGGAGCGATACCGCCGCGCATTGCACCCAGATCACCGTAACCGTGGGAGGCCGTGATGTCTGATATTGATCGCCTTTTGCCCCCAAGCGCCACAACCTCTGAGCGCGCCATCGAGATCGTGATCGCCGAGCGCACCATCGGCATCGAGGCTCCAATCGCAACGCTTTGGAATGTGGACACATGCCCTGAGGAGCTCTTGCCTTGGATGGCTTGGGCCTTCTCGGTCGAGGTCTGGGATCATGCCTGGTCTGAAACCATC